AGGACTTGACCGCACGATCGGTCAGTACTTCGCAGCACTGACGAACATGAGAAGTGTTGGTGTTATGGGTGATGAGAGAACTTATGATTATGCCGTTGCACTGAGAGCAGTGAATACAGTTGATTTCATGACTGCAGAGGCGGCAGAGATCCCGTATGAAGTTCTGAATAAGGTGATGAGCAGAATTATCAATGAAGTGCGTGGAGTAAACAGAGTATTCTATGATCTGACGAGTAAGCCACCGGGAACGATTGAACTTGAATAATAGGTATCCCCTGGGAACCCGCATAAACACTGGGCTCTCAGGGGATTTTTTATATCCGTGATGTTACGGTGATGTTAAAAAATAAAATTATGCATATATTCCATATATTTTATGGTATCTTGGTATGGCTGTCTGGGAAATATATGTGTCCAGATTCAGGATATTTCCGTCTGCCATTTCGCATGCCGAAATGGATTCCGTGAACATCGACAGAATGAAATCCTTTAGCTTTTCTTCCGGATGGAAATCCGTGATGATGTTAATGATTGAATTTCCGAATGCTATGAAGTCCAGATAGTCTATCATCTTATATCCGAATAAAACCTCATTATCAATATCGATACCGTACTTCTGGAAGATGTTTCGGTTATTCTTCTGAATATGAACATTGCTCTTCTTCGCTGCAGTAAACAGAATAGACTGGCTCTGCTTTCCGAGAGGAGACTCAGGAACCATAGGTATATCTGATTCGGAAACATCATATTTCGGAACATCTTTTTCTTCTGCTTCTTTCTTAATAAGATCTTCGATCTTTCCGGCAAGCACTTTGTCTGTACCTGGATATAAGTGGGAGTAGGTATCCCATGTTGTCTTAATGGAATCGTGTCCCAGTCTTCTGGAGATCTCTTCGATTCCAACACCCATATTTATCAGCATGGCTGCATGGCTGTGTCTCAGGTCATGGATTCGTATATCTTCGGCGTCTGCCTTTTTCTTCATCCGTTTAAATTCATCGGACAGACCGCTTTTCCCAAAATAGAAGATTCGCTCATCGTGATCAACCTCTATGCTGTCGATGTATTCGAGAATCTCTGCGTGCAGGATATCCGGTATGGTTACGATCCGGACGCTTCGTTCTGTCTTTGGAGTGAGAAAGTATTCTACCCTGTCCACTACGGCGTAATTCTTATTGATGTCAATCAGGGCTTCATCTCTCGGTATGTCATCAGGAGTAAGGGCAAGCAACTCCCCTTCCCGGAGGCCTCCGTAAAATAGGATTTTAAAAGCAATCGTGTATGCTATTTTCTGCTCGTGCTCTATGGCCTGTTTGAACTGATCGTGCGTCCATATCTTCATTTCACTTGCCTTGTTTTTACCGATGGATCCGGCGATAAAGCAAGGGTTGATCTGCAGTCTGTAGAATTTTACAGCATAATTCATGATTGCTGACATTTGGGCATTTATGGTATAGAGATATGTCTCTGCATATGGATTTCCTTTCTTATCCCTATATTCAATCAGCACATTCTGCCACTTTCTTATAACCTCGGCGTCTATATTGCAGATCTGCAATTTTCCGAAGTATGGAACCAGCTTCGTTCTTATAAGATACTCTTTGTTTTTTATGGTTGTTGGTTTTAGCCTGGTCTTCATATCATCCAGATAGTTGTCAACAAGGGAAGAGAACAGGATAGTAGGGCTCTTTGAAAACTTATCCAAGAACAGTCTTTCATATTCATTGGCTTCTTTCTTCGTATCAAAACCACGTTTGCATTTATGCTGTTTGGTGCCCGTCCAGTCCTCATAATAGAAGTTCGCATACCACTTCGTTTTCCCGGTCTTCAACTGATATTTGTATGCTGGCATTGCAAAGTCTCCTGTCTCGTGTTATTTGTCTTTGACCTCCTCCAACATTCCCATGAATATTCGTTTGCCGCTTTTGGACATTTTTCTGAAATATTGGATAATGTCTTTTTCTTCCTCAGTTTCTATCGAGACTTCGTATTCGTTTATCCCGATAAGATAATCTATCGTTGTATGAAGAGTGCCGGCAATCCTGGCCAGTGTGTCTGTATTTGGCTGAACTCCTCCGAATACAATTTCGGACACTTCGTCTTGGTCAAGTTCTGCGGCTGCGGCGAATGATTCTATTGTCATTTGTTCTTTTTTTAATAGAGAAGAGATTCTTTCCTGTAAACATCGGTTCAGCGAATATGGATTTGACGCAATCCATTTTGATTTAGAGATTCCCAATATATAGTCTGAAGGAACATGCAGGGAATCTGCTATTTTGTTAAGAACCTCTGCCGATGGGCGTGTGTATCCTCTTTCTATGTTAGATATAACCTGGCCGGTGCATCCTGCATATTTCCCCAGCTGCAACTGGGTAATGCCTGCCTCCGAACGCAGTTCCTTGATTCTTTCTCCAATATCACTCATTATTACACCTTAATTACTGTTTGAACTAGGATTGGCTTTTGATTTTAATTCACCTGTTTTGTAATCATATATATCCACTTCGTTCTCAGATTCTTCACTTACATAATAATATTTTCCAGAATCGTAGTCCGCAATATAGCAAATGGTCCATTCTGGATCAGAAGAGAACGAGATGTACATATAATCGATAATTAACGTGATACCCGTATCTGTTTTACACTTTGCGTCGAGAAAGTAAACGCCAGATTTTTCTTTGTAATTCCCGATTTCTACATCAGATATATCTTTTACTCCTATACTTACCATTGCTGTCTTAAATTCTCCGTCGGATACCTCGGTAAACCCCTGAGCGTCTGGGAATCCCACAAGATCTTCATCCGTGCTTACCTCAAACTGAAACGCTGTTTTCTGTGATTCGGCATTCTTTTCCTCGGAAACTTGTTGCTTTTTATCAGAACCAATTTCTTTTGATATGAAAAGATCTTTGAATCCTGAAGCAAGAACGATAATCGCAACAATCCCCATTATGATTGCCAGCACTATAATCCATGCAGGCTTTTTCTTTTTCAATACATACCCACAATTCGGGCAAGTTGTAGCTGTGTCCGATATTACTTTTCCGCATTCTGGACAGTTTATCATGCTCATACTTAATCTCTCCTTCCCCTTCGGTACCACTCGAAGGGTATTATTTTGCCTCTCTCAATCCCGCTGGTTCACCAACATCTCGTTTGAGACATTTTATATAGCCCTTCAGCTCTCCTTTGAATTCTAATTGAGCATCATCTGGTAGCTGATGAATTAGAACCAGCCATTCAGAATCTTCTTTTGATATTGCAGGAAATATGCTTTCTTTTCCTGTTAATAGAAATTCGCATGAAACGCCGAGAAATTCACAAATTGGGACAATCATCTTTGCCGGTGGATCGGTCCCCCTGTTTTTCCAGTTTGTCATTGTACTAGTGCTTATATCTAAAGCCCTACATAAATCCGCGGCTTTAAGCGATTTCTCATCAAGTAGAGATAATACTCTTTGAATAATCATAGTGCTCCTTTCAAAATCCCAAAATGTGAATAAAAGTATTGACAAACTCACAAATGGGGATTATTATAAAACTGTAATCACCAAATGTTTAAAACACTTTTCAAAAACAGAGCGAAAAAATCGCTCAAAAGAAGTAATGCAAAATGAATAGTTACTGTTCTAATTCCGTAAGAACGGCTTTGTTATTTTCTTCAATCATTACTGACACAGCCCGTATAAGGGCTTCGGCAGATGCTTGCGAAAGAGAAGCAGATCCTATCGGAATCCGGCTTTCTCGTAACTGCATAAGGATGTCCTGATGAGCCGACGAAAACTCTGACATTCCAATGCGTTGTAATTGCTCCGACCACGAAGTCTGATTATTCATAGCAGATACTCCTTTCTATTTTGATTAACGTATACCGTTATTCTAAGGCAGTTTTAAACAAATGTAAACAACAAATGGTAACAAACGGAAAGAGGTGGAAAAATGAAACGAATTCTTCCGACATGGTGCAAAGAAGTAAAAAAATCCATGATTGATGATGATATTAACGTGACTGAACTTGCAGAGCGTGTTGGATTTAGCAGAAATTATGTTTCTGGTGTTGTCAATGGCCGAGTCTACGCACCTGAGATCGCGAAGGTGATCGGTGAGGATAGACACGTTACGGTTCCTTACACCGATACAGTTATTTGATTATAGTTTAGCTTATTACGGAGGTCACTTAAATGGCAAAGTATGCAACAAAAGCAAAGGAAAATATCTTCACACAGGCACGTTACAACGCCGCAAAGTTCAATGACCGTCTGAATAGCAGAGAGGGAGCGTCAGAGGAGCTTGGAATTGACCGAAGCAGGCTTGCGAGAATAGAGCTTGGCAGTAAAAATCCATTTCCTGATGAAGTTCTTATGATGTCAGATATATATAATGCTCCGGAACTGAAGGCTCATTTTTGTAAGTATATGTGTCCGCTTGGAAAGGATTTTCCGGAAGTCGAATCGGAAGATCTTGACAGAATCAGTGTAAAAGCTCTTTCTTCGTTCAGAAAAATATCGAAGGCAAAAGATCTGCTTTTGGACATCACGGAAGACGGCATGATCACTGAAGAGGAAAAGGGAGACTTAGAAACCATTATCAAGACACTGGATGAGGTCACTCAGATTACTAACGAGCTGAAGATATGGGCAGAAAAAAATATTAGATAGGAGGATGAGATATGGCTGCTGGTATTGTCAAGGAACTGGATAGTTCCAACCGTTCTTACTATAAAGTTGATGACATTGTGAAGCTCCTGGATGTCAGCCAGTCCAAAGCGTATAACATGATCCGGGAAATGCGTCAGGAGTGCATTGATAGCGGTAAACTTACAAAGGCTTATCCAAACGGGAGAATCCCGAAGAAATACTTTAATGAAAACTGCATGATTGAGTAAAGGAGGGAAGAAGAGAATGTATGGTTATATTTGTCCGGAATGTGGATGTTATCTGGATCCGGGAGAAAAATGTGACTGCAAAGATGAAGAGAAGATGAGAGAGGAGCGGATTGCTCGCTCGGTTGAAAAACTGTCTCACCTTATCTGCGCCGAGAACAACGGACAGATGAGAATAATTGTGTAAAGGAGAAAGAAAATGAAACCATTTGTACTGTATGACCTGATAAATAATACAGAGCAGGTTATCCTCCGGCCGGAACGGGTTGCATTATATAATCCGCAGGTTCTGAAGAAATAATCACGAAAAAGAGCAATGAAAAGATTTCTCAGAGTAGTGAAAGAAAAACTAAAATGGGCGGCGATCATGCTCGCACAACTGGCAATATCGTTTGCATCCGGAATCCTTTTTTACATAGCAATAGCAGAGAAACTTCGTGAAGTGAGAGGATATGATGCTATAGGCGGAGAAGTATTCGCGGCCGGACTTGTGGCATACGGAATGTTTTTGTTTTTGCAATGGTTAGGAGATTGGTTATGGACAAGAAGACAATAGAGGAGATGATCGGAAGAGAAATCAATGAAGAAGACTATCAGCTTGCTGTAGGTACAGCAACGAAAAAGCTCCAATCCATAATACAGCGTTATGGCGATGCCAACGGTGTTAGACGGACACCATGGTATCTGGCTGAATTAGTGATTGAAGCTTTAACTCAGAAACTTTTTTCGGATTTCACAATCGCTTTAGCGAGTGAATCCAAGGGTGAAAAACCTATACACCCCACATCCGTATTTTAGCATGGATGTGGGAAAAAAGTCAATGAATACGGAGGAAAATCAATGAGCAAAGAATTTTTATCATCATTACCGGAGGTAATGGATCATTATTCTCAGTGCAACTTATTGTTGCCGACATCTACGGATGTTCAGTTAAACCCTTTCTACAAATTTCATGTCGAAGAAGTTCCGGTGGATCTCGGAGAAAATAGCGGAGACATTTTTAAAGTCGGTTCTGTGGACAGCGGAAAGAAGGACCGGAGTGGAAATACAATCTGGGTAAGTGCATTTTCGCTTACAAAACCGATGCTTAATAAACTCGCTATGGCTGCTGGGATTCAGTTCAATCCAAAGGAAACATATGGAGAAAGAATTGATAAGTACACATACCGGGCACAGGCACAGGGGGCCATGAAAAAGGCGGATGGTACAGCAAGAACAGAAACGGATCAGAAAGTGATCTGCCTGGAAGATGAAGAGGCTAAGTTCCGAATTGAATTCGGTGATAAAGCAGTGAAAGGCATTACCGATGAAAAGCAGGCGAAAGCTGCAGCTGAACTCTTCAAAGGCGAGTTTAAGAAATTGAAGAATAAATTCGGAAAAGAAGTCAATGGATATGTGATTGACGAGTGTGACAGAGAAAAATATATCGAGAGATCTGTTCTTGTAAATATGACGCAGCTTAGAAAGACCTGGGCAGAAAAGGCTATGACCGGAGCAAAACTCCGTGTTATTCGTGCTTTGCTCGGACTGAAAGGAACATATACTCATGAAGAACTCAAGAAAAACTTCGCCATTCCGACGGTTGTATTTTCGCCTGATTATTCCGATCCGAATGTCCGTCAGGCAATGCTTACGCAGGGAATGCAGTCCGTGAATAATATGTTCGGCACACCAGAAATTCCTGTAAGACGTGTGGATTTTGAAACAGAAAATACATTTGATGTTTCTGAATATGCCGACAATCCGGCATTTCAGAGCGATATTCCGGAAGATGATTTTTCTGGAGAATATCAGGAACCGGTACACGATGGAGTTGCCCCTGATGAGTCGGCGGGCAGTGATCTTGCACAAGAGGAAAACGGACTTTTTTGTAATGATTGCGGAGCAGAGATCAACGAAAGAGTTTACGAATACTCTTTGAATAAGTTTGGCCGGCCGCTTTGCATTAAATGCCAGAGAGGGGGTAACAAGTAATGAAACTCATAAAAATTACAACAGATAATGAGATTTCAGTACATGAATTCCCTGAAGGTAATTATTCCGAGCAGAATGAGGCGCTCGCAGATCTCATCGGTCCGAAATGTAGACTGTGTGAGCATGTAATGCCAAACAGGTTATACAAAGAGCTTGGAGGATCAAACAAGGTTGGAAAAGCAAAGGGAAGCTGCGTGAGCATGCTGGTTGATGAAGAATTTCTTTACCATGATCTTGATATGAATGGTGTGGGAAGTTTCCTGTATGAAACAGACAAACATGGATCTCCGATTATGGGAAATATCCTGATTGTCGGAGAAGTATGGACAGGTGATGGAATCGACTTCTGCGGAATGTCAGAACAGCAGTTCAATATTCTTTATCCGAAATTAGAGGAATTAACAAAGAAAGCGAGGGAAATGTAATGAAAGTATTGCATACAGCTGACTGGCACATTGGCCAGTTTAAAGGTCCTGTTGAGGACGGAGTGAATCTCCGTTCCCTGGATACAGTAAAATGCTTGGAATATATGGTTGAAAAGGCGAAGGAAGAAAAGCCGGATCTGGTTTGTATCAGCGGTGATGTGTTCCATCAGGAGCAGATCGGACCGGTAAGATATTCTGACGAAATGGTGACTGCAACAAGGATTATTGATGAGCTGTCGAAAGTTAGCAAATTCGTGGTTGTCATGAGAGGAACACCGAACCATGACGGCGCCGGACAGTTCCGTGTACTTACAAAGATGCTGGAACACAATAAAAAGGTTGCTGTTGTTACAACGCCGCAGGTTATCAGTACGCCGATCGCTGACATTGTATGCATTCCTGGGTTTGATAAGCAGGAGTTCAGAGCTAAATTCCCTGGGCTTTCTGCAGAGGAAGAAAATCTTACATGGACCAATCAGCGAAATGGTTATGGGATTGAGAGCACAATGCTCACAGACAAATATTGTGGCAGATATGGTTCCTGCGATCCTGATGGCACATTATACAGTTCCGGGTTGCAATATGGAATCCGGACAGACATCGTTCTTTTCAAATTTTGAGCCGGTAATTCCGAGAGAGGCTCTGCAGACAGCACAATTCGATGCGGTTCTTCTTGGCCACATCCACCGCCCGCAGATGCTCGAAGGTCTGGAAAATGTATTTTATTCCGGTGCCATAAACGCTATGAATTTCAACGATGAAGGACAGAAACGTGGATTCTGGATCCATGAATTTGAAAAGAAAAGCCTGAAAAAAGGACATTTATATGAAACTCCATACCGGAAGTTCCAGACGATTAAATGGGATAAAGAAGATGTTGCTGAATATCTCAGATCTGGAAAGATGTATCTTCTCGAGAAAGATTACGCATCTTCCTGCATGGACGCCATAGTGAGACTGCAGTACAGCTGCGACACGGAACAGAAGAAGGCATTAAACATTCCGGTGTTACAAAAAGATTTGTATGAAATCGGAGCGTTCTATGTGGCGGATATTGAAGCTGAGAGCATGATGAACATCACGAATCGGCAGCTCCTTTCCGAAGAAAGTGATCCTCTTTTAAACCTCAAGAAATGGTTGGATGAGAAGTGCTTTACCGATTCAGAAAAAATTGTGGAACTTGCAGAGCCGATTATCGCTGATGCGATGAAGAGCAGTAACACTGTTGAGATCCACGGTGTATTCAAACCGGTAAGCATTAAGGTCAAAAACTACCGAACCTATAAGGAAGAATTCTTTGATTTCGATGATATTTCTTTCTGCACGATTAACGGTGTGAATGGAGCAGGAAAGAGCAGCCTGTTTATGGATGCGATTTCGGATTGCTTATTTGAAGAAACCAGAGAAGGAGACAACAAGTCGTGGATCAGAGGTACCGAAGATGCCAGAAGCGGTTCCATTGAGTTTGTATTTGACATTGGTGAAAGCAGGTTCCGGGTAGTGAGAACCAGAACAAAATCCGGAAAGCCAACATTGAACCTTTCACAGCTGAATGAGGACGGTACCGACTGGCTGAACCTTTCAAAAGAAAGAATCAATGATACACAGAGTGAGATTTTAAGGGTTCTTGGAATGGATTCCATGACATTCCGCAGCTGTGCTCTTATTATGCAGGATCAGTACGGACTGTTTTTGCAGGCGAGAAAAGATGAACGAATCTCTATCCTTGGAAATCTGTTGGGACTTGGAATTTACGGAATTATGGAGCAGGATGCGAGAAAACGTCTCGGTGATGCGAAACGTACTCTGATGCAGAAGAAAGATGCTGTAAAAATCAAAGATGACATTATCGCTAGCAAAGGCAATCCGCAGGAGGAACTGGAAGAGCTGGAAAAAGAGATTGAATCCTCGGAAAAGTTGATCGGAGAAATCTCCACAGATTTGAAAGATGCTCAGGCACTTTTGGTTAAGTATGAAGCTGCAAAGAAAAATTGCGAAGATCTTCGCAGTAGAAAAGAACAGGTAAAAAATGAGAAAGCGTCTATTGAGGAATCCATAAATAAGCTGAACTCCATTATAGAATCCTGCGAAACAATCCTGGAAAAAGCGGATGTCATCCGGGAGAAGTCAAAAGAGTATTCAGCTGCAGAGGATGAAATGAAGATCTTATCAGAGGAGCTTATCCGTTATGAGAGCGAGAAGAAAGCTTTAGTAGACTGCGAAGCCAATCTCCAGAGATACCAGAACATTATTAAGAATGCAGAGTTTGAAAACGCAAGGATTGATCAGGAGCTTTCTGGGCTGGATACGGATTCTGATGATGGAATCGCTGAAAAGATTGCTGAATTGGAAGAAAAAAGAGAAGAGCTTTATGCGGTAATGGATAAAAAGAATGCCCATGACGCTGTGTTGCAGGAAGTATCTGCAAAGCGGGATGAATTTCAGAAAGCGAATGCTACTTATGAAACACAGCTCCGTCTGGCGGAATCAGATCTTTCAACGCAGAAACAGCAGAAAGCCTACATGGAAGATTCCGGATGTGCGGATATCGAAAATGCAAACTGCAGATTTCTTAAAAAGGCGAAAGAGGATGCCTCTAAAATCGAAAATACAGAAAAGTGCATTTCGACGATCAAGGAGGCAATGAAAGAGGCGGAAACTGCTTTTTCAGAATTTGAACAGAAAAAGCAGGAGGAGCTGCAGAACATCGGATATTCAAAAGAAAAGGAGACGTCCATCAGAGAACGGATTGCAGAACTGGAAGTATATCAGGCAAAGAAACAGAGGATTGAAGAAAGCAGGCTCAAACGTGCCCGCCTGGAGGCTGAAAAAGAGTCAAACGATAAAACTATCGCCTCATGTTCTGAAAACGCCTCTGAGGTCAAATTACAGGCTCAAGAGATAACGGAAAGAGTTAATAACCTTTCGGAAAGAGTTAATTTATACGAACAGGTCAAAGAAAAGGCTGACGGACTGAAAGTATATGCGGAACAGGAGAAGTCCCTTCCGGTATATGAGGAAAGAGTGAAAAATGCCAGGGAAAATATGGCAATGCAGGAAAAGCAGCTTGAAAAGAAAGATGAAGAGCTGATCGTTATGGTAGCCGATATGATTTCTGCATCTGAACTTATGGAAAGTTTTGATTCAGGTATGGAATCCAAAGTTTCTGATCTTGAGGAAAGAATGGAAACTGAAAAGAAAAAGCTTCAGGATTTGCAGGTGCAGAAAGGAACACTTATCCAGAAGGCGGAAGATGTTAAGTCCATGAAAGAGGAGATTTCCGAACTGAAGAAAGATATTGAAGCATGTGCCCTTATTACAACGAGATATGACGTTTTAAAGCAGGCATTCTCACAGGACGGCGTTCCTCATCAGATTATCCGGAATATCATTCCGCATATCACGGACACGGCAAACAATATCCTTGGCCAGATGACCGGAGGAACAATGGGTGTCGATTTCGTGATGGAGCGAACGGTAAAAGGAAAAGACGGTGACAAGGCTACACTGGATGTCCTGATCGAGGAGTATGGTAAGACAACACTTCCATACGCATCCAAGAGCGGCGGTGAGAAAGTAAAAGCGTCATTGGCTGTTATCCTTGCATTGTCTGAAATTAAGGCTACAGCCGCCGGTATCCAGCTTGGAATGTTGTTCATTGATGAGCCTCCATTCCTTGATGATGACGGAACACAGGCTTATGTGGATTCCCTTGAGGCGATCCGCCAGCGGTATCCGGATGTAAAAGTAATGGCAATCACACATGATGATGCCATGAAAGCACGATTCAATCAGAGTGTGACCGTTATCAAAACGGAAGAGGGCTCTAAAGTAATTTACTAGGAGGCACCTATATGGGAAAACGATACTATTGGTTAAAGCTGCCGGATGATTTCTTCCGGCAGAAGCCAATAAAAAAACTCCGCAAGATCGCCGGTGGAGATACTTATACAATCATTTATCTGAAAATGCTGCTTATCGCCATGAAACAGGACGGCCGGCTTTACTTTGAGGGAGTGGAAGATGACTTCTACGAAGAACTCGCCCTGGAACTGGATGAAGAAGCAGAAAACGTTAATGTAACCGTCAGATTCCTGCTTGCACAGGGGTTAATAGAGTTGGTTGATGAAACGGAGTACCGCCTAACGGAATGCGATAAAATGGTGGGTTCCGAGGCGGCGAGTACACAGCGTTCAAGACAGTGTAGAGAGAGAAAAGCGTTGCAATGCAACACCAATGCAACACCATGCAACACATTGGAACAAAACGGGAGCGTAGAGAAAGAGATAGAGAAAGAGATAGAGATAGATAAAGAGAAAGATATAAATACATTATGCCCGGAGGTAGAAACCTCCGAGCAGAAGGTGTTCATATCCTTACCACTTGTTACCGGATCCGGTTCTTTCGATGTCACTTTTGACTATTTGAATTCTCTCCGACAGTTATATCCGGCGATTGATGTGGAACAGGAATTTAGAAAAATGTGTGGATGGCTTGATAGCAATCCAAGAAACAGAAAGACTGCAAGAGGAATCAAAAGATTTATTACCGGGTGGCTGAGCAGGGCACAGGATAAGGCACCTGCATACAGACCTCACCCCGGTGGAAACCGGAACATTGGAACAGAACAGTATATGGAATCGACTGCGGGGTGGAATGATTGACAGCAG